CCAATACATTCCTAGGATTGTACCGATAAAGCTAAAAAATAGGGCTTTTTTGATGCTCAAAATACACCCCCTTTGACACCATTGAGGGCAGTAAAGTCTGTGAACTTGCCCGCTGCTGGTGTTGTTAAACCAATGCTTGAACTGTTGATGACAACATTGTCAATTGACCCACCTTTAATAACTACATTATTGACAGTTTGAGTAATCACATTAGGATTCATCAACCATTGCAACCAAGCCTGAGATGGGCGACCCGTGTTCTGATCCAGAAATTCTGAATAAGGAATATTAATGTTGGCATTTGGAATTGCCGTAGCCATCAATTATCCCCTGCGCTTGATTTCAGATTAGCGGAAACAATCACCGCCTTGATGGGGTCGGTAATCACAACCTCAAAGATTCTGTCCCTAGACCATCCCAAACGCCTCCAAATGGCTCGGTTTAGGTAATTACCAATCTTGCCAATAGTTACCCAATGTTCATTAGAAAATGTTGAGCCGCCATCGTTTGACCATCTGAGCATGGCTTGAGGGTCTTGGCCTTGACCATCATTTAAACCAACGCCTGGCTGAAATTGGATTTGGAATTCCTCAAAATATTGTCTTTGTAAGTCAGTAGTCAGGTGCTTTGCTCTACGCAAACGCCTAATCGTTGCGCCATCATCGGTGTAAACAGCGTTCTCAATACTATAAAGTTTGCCGTTTTGATAGTCTCCGACAATATACATATTATTGAAGTAAGCACCGCAGTTTGACCGATGGCGGGTGTAAACAGCATTATCTGAATCCCAATAAAGCCATTTGTGCCATGATTTTGTTGATCCGTCATAAACCCATGTCAAACCATTTCCGATGGATGGAAATGTACATACATACATTTCGTGACCTTCAATTTGATAAGTGTAGGCAAACGCATCACTTGTAATTTCGTTTGTCAAAGATTGTTCAACAGCATGGGTGGAAATTTTTACCCAAGCATAGCCTTGCATCATCTCAATGGTGGAGTCGCCCCTTGTGTCTTTACAAACACAAACAAAGGAGTCGGCAAATCTAGCAAGTGAGAATCGTGCGCCAATACCATTTTGGCTAAACGTACCAGGCACTCGTTGGAATGGGAAAGTTGTAATCCCAGCAATCACATTGCCGACATCGGTCCAAACCTCGGTAGTCACTTCACCCAACAAATAAACTTGTCTGCGGTCTGCAATCAACGTCACCAATAGATCAGAAGACCCGTCAGAACTGCCGTAGAGAGCCTGAGTAGAGTATTGTGAGCCTAGATCAGTACAAGCCCAATTTTGTGTGCCAGGCTCGTTATAAATGTTGTAGTTATCGATTACATCCACCACATTAGCACCTTGCCACGGGCCATCGGTGCTTGGCAGAGTTGAAAAGATGTTAGTGCCAACAATCCATGTATAACGATTCACTCCATCAACAATATACGCAATCAGACCATTTGCAGTTGTAATGTTGTCAGAAATGGAGACTTTGCCTGATGATGTTGTCAGAGTGCCAATCTGTGTGGCAGCCATAGCAGTCGTGACTTTGTAAACTTTATTACCCGCCACCGCAATCAGGATTTGCTCACCCGACATTGTGTGAAGCCCACGAACTTCAGCTTCAAAGAGTTGGGTTTGAAATAGAAGACCTGGCGTTGGATACAGCGCAACAATCCCCCGTTCACCAGGCTGTTTGGTAGGATCAATTTCAGCAAAGAAATTAATACATTCCTGATCATCCTGATAAATAGAGGGTGCAGTGTACGATGTACCAACAAAGCCAAAGTCTGCCATTATCTAAAGCCCCCATCCATGATGAAGCCAGCGTCTTTAGCTCTGCCCACCATAAGGCTTTCAGGGTATCGTGCAATCTGAACTGGCTTCATGTTGGTGCGCTTAATCGTTGCCTTGCCTTGCGCTGCATAGGCATTGATCATGCCAATTTGAACAGGGTTGACCTTACCAAACATGGGCAAGAGTCTTTCAGCTAAACACCATCTCAAGGCCATGTTATAACCTTGTGGTAATTGTATAGTGTCATTTAGGCTGTTAAATTCTCTAAAGATTGTCTGAGTAAACAAGTGCAGTTCACCCTGAGATGGGTTGGGGTAAACATAGATCGTTCCCAACAACTCTGAGGGTTGGTAGTAAATACCTTTAGCCCAAGGGCCGTTCAATTGCTTGATGCCGATGGATTCGTATTCTTCAAGGCTAAAAATTGTCAGGGGATAGTCTAAATAACCACCCGCAATGTTTGAGCCGCCTTGCATGGTAGCAACACGAACAAAGCCTGATTCAATCGTCAGGGGGCGCTCATAATAGGCTGTAATCGTTGTGCTAGAAGCTGTTTGGCTTGGGGATACAGTGTATGTGCCACCCTCGTTTACATCGCCACCAGCGCCCGTTTTAAAGGCTACGATGCGAGTTCCCGCAGTGATACCTGTGCCACTCAAAGTCATTCCGATATTGATACCACCCGCAGTAACTCCATTTGCAGGGACAGTCAAAGTTGTTCCTGAAATTGAGCCTGTAAACGTAGCGCCCATTTGACCGCTTGGGCCAATAGTGTATTGAACTTGATTTTGTGTAGTTTTAAATATGATTTCTGATCGATAGAAAACCATCATGTTTTCATTCGACCATTGGGCAACCATATCGTTGAGCATATCCAAGCCATCTTGCGCCTCATCAGCCGTTGGAACTTCACCAGCGGCAATTGCGCCAATGTCTTTCATGGCTCTGGTGATAATGTCAATTGGCTGAGTCATGGCAAATCCTTATGCAGACAGTTTAGCGGCTTCTTGGGCGGCTTGATAGGCAGCAATTACTTCGGCTGTTTGTACAGCAGAGCAGATTGCTTGCACTTTGGCATCTTCTTGGCTGTAATCATTGCCAGGCACAATTACATGGCGGTGAAACTTGTTGCTGATTTCTACGCCATCTTCTTTAATAGCAATCTTTGTGCGAACTTGGATTGTGCCGTTTTCAATCACTTCAATTCGATCAACAATTTCAATTTTTTCTAACATTTTTTTTCCTTGTTTCCAATTTAATCATCTAATCAAATATTAAGGTTTTTTAGTTTTTTGAACTAATATAGATCAAGTTGTTGTGAAATAAAAGCCAGTAATTTTCAAACTAGCCGCAGTATCTAATGCAACAGCGGAATATGTGCCATTGTTGACAGCACCAAGAGGCCCACTTGTTGAATTAGCAGTTAGACCGAAAGTTGCTTGCCCTGTGATGGTCAAATTATCAGTCCAAACCCATCCAGTAGGTTGGGGGTCTGAGTTTTGTGCTGCATAAGGAAAACCTGAAATCAAAATGTTTCCAGTTCCTGTATGCGCTGACCATGTACATTCCAATTGGAAATAAACAATGTTATTTGTGATTGTGTATGTGCCACTTCTAGATGTGTAAGTTCCAACACCAGCACTAGTTGAACCGCTAATTACTGGCGTAAATGGTCTTTCAACGCCTTCAGCAAATTGAACATATTGACCAACCGCAATTTGAATAGTTCCATTGTCAACTGCTTCATTGCCAGAAATAACAACATTGTTGATGATGTTAGGAGCTGTATTTGTTGAATTTAACTCAATACCGCCATAAGTATTGTTGCAACAATTATTTCCTGTAATAGAAATTTGGCCTAATTTTCCAAGTGTATCAACATTAAAAATAATGCCACTTCGTGTGTTGCCCCAACTTACATTTCCAGTAACAGCAATTTTGTAAATCCCAATGTTGTTTACAGAACCATAATTGGTTTCTTCAGTGTAAGCAATACCACTTCCACCATTTTGATGAATGTTGTTTGCTGAAATAACGTGATTGTCTGATGCAACACCAGCAGAAGTTATAAAAATTCCATGATATTTGCAATTTTTAATAGTGTTGTTGGAGATATTTAAATCAGACCCAGCGGGTGCTGCCACAATTCCTGCGCCTACTGAATTTGCTTGTGCTGTAATTCCAATTTCCCGAATTGTGCAATTGGTAATCTTGATGCCGTTAGATTGATTGCCATATATGCTAACGCCATACTGTGCATAATTTTTAATTGTTACATTATCAACAATTGCCTCCATGTCAGCTGAAGTATTAGGTGTGTAGCCAATAAACATAATTGCTGAACCAAAAGTGTCATCAATTGTTGCAGTAACCAATGATTTACCACCATCCATTGTTAAATCACGAATCAAAAACTTTGTATAACCTGGAATAACTGAGACTGTGTTTGCGTAAGTACCAAGCACGTTTTGAAGCAAACTTGATGCTCCACTACCAATGATTGCACAGTTATTTGCTGAAACAAGAATTTGTGCGCCAAATGGTGACTGAACAGCCGCTACACCTGAAACATTTAAAGTTGTTTTAGCAGCTAAAAATAGTGTAGTCCCGTCAACTGAAAATGTAACCTTACCATCCAACTTATATGTTCCAGATGGGACATACACAGTTCCACCATTAGCAACAGCAGTATTAAATGCTGAAAGAGAAGACGTAGAACCAGTTGGATCAGCCCCAAAATCCAAGACGTTATATGCTGCGCCTTGGATCATTGAATACGAAACTTTAGTGAGAGACATATTCGTTCCTTAAACAAAATAACTAAAAGTAAAACCGAGATAGCCGCTTTTCCAAGCAACAGATACTGGAAGACCTGAATTTGTATTGTCCATAAATCTCATTTGAGCATCACCCCAACCAAAACAATTCATAATTGCTGAAGTTGTAAATGCAGTATTTCTTGCAACAGCGCCAGCACCTAATGAATTATCTGCGGGTGTATAAGGAAGTCCTGTAACTCTATTTTCATCAGAACCTTGTGAAGATATTGAAGTGATAGATATAAAAGCAGAAACAGTTACAAGATTTCCAACTTTTGTATATTTCCCTGTTTGAAGTTCATATACTGCTGTAATTGCACCCCCAGTTGATCTAGCGCAAACTGGTGTCCATGTGCCTGTTTCATAGTCATCCAACAACTCACTTGTGCCTGTGCCTGGTGTAGCAGAAAAGTCAATACCTTTGCCATTGCTGACAACTAAATTACCTGTGCTTAAAGTTGCATCACCAATTATGGTTGGAGTGGTAATTGATGGACTTGTGGAAAACACCAAGTTTGTGCTTGTTGTTCCAGTAGCACCAGAAGCGGTGTAGCCAGTGATATTGTTAAATGCTGTGATGCTTGCCGCAGATGCGTTTGTTCCACCATTTGCAACAGGTAAAACGCCTGAAACATGAGTTGTAAGGCCAATCTTGCCCCATGATGGCGCTGTATTTACGCCACCTGAAATCAACGCATTGCCTGTTGCAACATCAGCCAATTTAGCCAATGTGGTGGTGGTATTAGCATAAAGCAAATCACCAATGGCATAAGAAGTTTGACCAGTACCACCCGCAGTTGCAGGGACAACCTTCCAACCAATCACTTGGACAGCGTTTGCGTTGTCTTTATAAAACAGTTTGCCATCAGTAATATTAATCGCCAATTCACCACTAGCAAGATTTGCCGCTAATGGCGCATTGGTAGTTGTACTGCTGTAATACAGTTGAATTGGAGTGAAGCCTGTTTGTGCCATGTTTTACCTTAATTGAACATGACTTCAATAAGTGAAGTAACGGGTGGCGCTTCAGAAAATGTAAGAGTTGTTCCGCTTACTGTGTATGTATTCTTGTTTTGATATACACCATTGATATATACAAAAGTGTAATTCTCACCAGATGATGAAGCGCTTAGTGTGAATATTGTTTGTGATCCTGTGCCAGTGAAGTTCTGAATTTGGAACTCAGTTGCACCAATTCCAATGATATTGTCATAAGTGGCAATTAAAACACTTGCAGATGTCAAGACAGAAAATTTATAAGTCCCTGCTGATAACCAAATCTCACCGCCTGGTACACGACCTGATGAATCCAAAATAATTGGATTTGCATGAGCAATGTTTCCAGTAGAAGTTGTATAGGTCGCTTTGGGCGTAGATGTGCCAGCGGCATAAGTGTATATTTTTCCACCCGCCAAAACTGTTCCATCATTATTGAAGAACTGCCATCCTGCGCCACCAATCGGAGATAAAAAAACAGCCATATTCTTTCCTTAAATGCTCGGTGTAAAGACTTGAGGCAACCAAGGTGCAACCACAGTCCTTTGAGTGACTGCCGCTTGCTCATCAAGCCTTGACTCAACTTGTACGCCAATGTCTCTTTTGACCCAATCAATCACAATTTGCTCTGTAACATCAGAAAATGGAATAGTCAAAACAGGCTCGGCAAATTTCCACCATCCTTCTGTCTCAACCCCATTTCTGGCGCAGAAATACCTAGCGCCCGTAATCAAATCGCCATCAGCTTCAATTTGTAGTATTTTCCACATCAGAATGTGCCTCCAAGAACGCCACCAGTTGCCGTTAAAACGCCTGTGGATGGATTAAATTTCAGTTTAGTGGATGATACCTTGATTGGCAAATTTCCTGAAGTGGAAGTCACCCAAGACAAATACATATCGGTCGCTGTGCTAGTGTCATCCGTCACCGCCACATTGGTTGCGTTTGTTGCGGTTGTGGCAGTCGTTGCCGATCCCGCAGAACCATCAATGTTCACGCCTGTCAGAGATTGTGCGCTACTTGACCGATTCAGGGCAATGGAAGTTGTGCCAATGTAAAGGCTTGAATTGCCTAATACGCCACTTGGAATCGTTCCTGATAGTTGACCCGCAGGGAGGCTTGTCAAACTTGCTCCAGAGCCGCTAAACCCCGTTGAAGTTAGCAATCCTGTGCTTGGATTGTAGTTCAGCTTTGTAGAACTTACATATTCAGTCGCTAAATTGCCTGTGGTCTGATTTGCAAACAAAGGATAACGCACCGCATTTGTGGTGGTGTCATCGGTCACTGTCGCATAAGCGGTCGGGGTTGTCCAAGTCGGTGCGCTTGATCCATTAGAAGTCAGAACCTGACCCGATGAACCCGTTGCACCCGACACCGCCAAGGTGCTGCTGAAATCAATTGTGGTGAACTTACCCGTTGTCGGAGTGGTCGCACCAACAGTGCCATTGATGTTAATTGAGGCAGTGCCTGTCAGATTGGTAACTGTGCCGCTTGATGGCGTACCCAAAGCCCCACCATTGACCACAAAAGCACCGCTAGAGCCTGTATTTACGCCCAAGGCTGTTACCACACCTGTGCCTGTTGTAATCGTGCTAGGGGCTAATCCCGCACCACCACCGATCATCAAAGCATTTGCCGCTAAAGCCGCAGAAGATGCCCATGCCGATGCGCTTGTGAAGTAAGGAATACCACCGCTAGTTCCCGCCACAGTCAGAGCAAATGTGCCTGAAGTTGTGATAGGTGAACCGCCAACAGAGATGATGCCGCCCGTAAAGGTTTGGGCTACTGAAGTCACAGTTCCTGTGGTAGGAGTTGACCATGATGGAACGCCAGCCGCCAAAGTTAAAACTTGCCCGTTTGTTGCGGCACTTAAAAATGTTGTTGTGCTAGAACCAGTTTGATAGGGAATAGCACCAACAGTTCCATTTGCAAGATTTGTTACAGATGTTGCAGTTGCCGCATTACCTGAAATCGATCCTGTGATCGTGTTAGTCACACTCAGATTGGTAAGTGTTCCAACGCCTGTGATGCCTGTATATGATCCTGATATGCGGGCTGTGTCAATCGTGCCGCTTGTAATTTGAGTGGCGGCAATCGCAATGCTTGTGCTGCCCGCCAAACTTAACTGGCCTTGTGCGTTAACAGTAAAAGTCCCAACCTGAGAAGCAGAACCATAAGCTGCTGCCGTAACGCCTGTGTTGGTAATGCTGAAAGTGTTGCCTGTAAGGGTTAACCCTGTTCCCGCCAAATAAGAACCCGCACCCGAAAACTGCGACCAAGGAATTGCGGTCACATCAATTGTGCCGCTTTGATTGGCAGTACAGACCCATCCTGTATCAGCTAAGGTTGTCCCTGATTCAATAAAGGTGAACGCTGATTGCACTTCAGCCCAAACATCCATGTCTTTTGATCTTGCCCAAGTGGTGCTAGATGCCACATAAATGCCGTTAAATTGGCTGCTTGATTGATTCTTAACGAGAATCCTATCCCCCGCACTCAAACTTGATGTCCAATCACCACCGCCCTGAGTGCCAAGACCCGACAAAGTAATGTTTGCCGTTGTGGAATAAACGCACGATGCTTTGACATCAAGACCTTGGGCAACAGAATCCACATAACCTTTGTTGGCAATGTCAGTGTCGCCAGATGGGGTGGTGGAGATTGTGCCAGTTACAGTCGTAATGCTTGTAAAGGTGGCATTTGCAGGGCCGTAGAAAGGCGTTCCCGCAGGCCCAACAAAGTATTGCAGGGCAAAGGTAGGCTCAGGAGCAAAAACGCCCTGAACAGGGACAATGTTGGTTGTCTGAGTGACAGCCGCGCTGTTAGACATTATTCAAAGTAAACAGTTACGCTTGCAGTGCCGCTAATCACGACATATAAGCCGTTTTCGCAGTTAATGCCATCAAAAAAATTAATATTTTGTCCTGCTGACATTGTGTAAGTGTCAATTATTTTGACAGTTGTGTCAGGAGTTTGGGCATCGTACACAGTGATTGTGGGAGTAAGGGTAACGCTAGTGCAGAAAATGCCTTTTAACTTACCAGGCTGATTTTTCACCAAAGTGGTAGCAGATATTTGTGAATAATTTGACATATCGATGCCTTTCAGTTCATTAAATTATATGTTCTAAAAAAGAAAAAGCCACCCCTTTTGAGGGTGACTCTTTCAATTATTTCAAGCCATTTTAAGGCAAGAAAGTCAGGTCATAACCATAAATGAACACATCAGCGGTAGCCGCTGCGCCCTGAACAGTCGTGTTACGAATGTAAAGGGGTGTGCCTGTAATGGCATCGGTGGATGTTGCGGCAGTCACAACAGCTTTGGCGGCTGTAGTGTTACCTGACAAAGCATAAGCAGATTTAACTGTTGTGCCAGTAGCGCCAGGGCCTGTATACACTGCCAATTGAGCAGTGTCCAAGCTAACTGATGCGTTGGTCACAATGATGCTTTGTACGCTGACACGGCCTGACACCAAGATTGGTGCAATTGTGTCGGCAACAAGGTTGAGGTTAACACCCTGTGCAGAGGCGATCAAGCGTAAAGCCTGATTGGTCGCCAATTGACTGGGGTGGTTGGTTACTGTGGTTGCTGCGCCTGGATTAGCCATGATGCGTTTCCTTTCTTAGTTAATTAAGCTGCAACTCGGCAAGCGAGTTCAGGGTAGAGGGGCGCCCAACCATACAACACATCAACACGGGTAGGAATTGAATCGTTGTTGATTGTATATTGGCGAATCACACGGAGGGAAAGGCCCAACTCTTTGTCGCTTGCACGACCAGCGAAGACCACACCATCAGGCAACTCAAGGTCAGCAGTAGCCAAAGTGAAAGCATTTTTGTGCATCACGATGTTCTGTGGAGACACAGTGCCAGTGTTGTTGAAAGGAGTCACAACAGCGGTTGCGCTTGTAGAAGTAACAACTGTGTTTTGGAACTGACCGCCAGTGATGACAGCGGGGCTGACAGTCACGGAAGTAGTACCAGAAGTGGCAACAGTCACATCAGAAGTCACAACGAAGTTACGCAGTTTGCCAGAGCCGTAAGCAGAACGATTCTGGGGGTTAACAGCGTACAGGCCAGCGATTTGGATCACATCGCCCTGTTTCAGACCAGCGGTTGCAGTGGTGGCAGTCAAAGCAATGGTGGAGGTTTGAGCCCAACCAGTTGACAGGAAGCCAGTAGCAGTGGTGGTAGCGCAAGCCAATGTAGCAGTGGAGTATGAACCAAATGTTTGGTTCACAACGTTCTGATCCATCTTCCAGTTCATGCCAGCAGAGTCACGGCCCATCATGCCTTTTTGGTATTGTTTGCCGATTACATCGGAGGGAACAAACAAACCTTTCAAGCTGTCCACAATGGTTGCGCCTGTAAAGGGCTCAACGATACATGAACGACGACCATCACGGGGTGCGCCTTCAGCATCCAAGTAAGCACCAGCGGTCAAGTAGGTGAGCAAGGATGTAGGAGGAGTGCCAGCAGTACCAACGATGTTGGCGGTGCTGTTCTTAGCCATTGTCAAACCATCAAAGTCAATTTTGTTGGCGACAGCAGCGACAGCGGGCTTCAACACACGATCAGAGAACATATCCAAAGATAATGTCAAATCGGATGTGGTGAACTGAGTGTCAACGTGGAACTGAGTGCTCAAGGTCACTGGAACGCTTGTCTCGTTGAAATCTTCAACATTCAAAGCAGGGCCAGTTGTACCAATGAAACGACCAGGTCTGCGAACGTTCAAGGTGTTACCGATCTTTGCGCCTGAAACAGCGAATTGATCGTCATAGTTGCGGTCGACTTCAGAGGAGAAGGTCAACTCGTTTTCCAAGACCATCAACGCTTCGTTGGTGATCATGGAGATGGTAAGCAGATTATTGCTCATTTTATTTCCTTAATAAGAATGGGTTTTGTTGTCAGCGGATTCGCCCTGAAAGTCTTGCCGCTTTCCAAGCCTGATATGAACCATGAAACTGCCCATCG